GGCAGCACCCCCAGGGTTATTCGCCGCGGTATTGGGAAGGGCACTAGAAGATGCCCCAAGGTTGGAAAGAGCCTGTTGCTTTGCGTTGGCAAGGTTGAAACCACCACCAGTTGCGGCATTTCCCGCGCCTTGAGCTGCCGTCGATGCTGCGGAAGTAGCAGCGGCATCACGAACCTGTTGGAGTTGGTTTTGCTGACCCATGTATTGACCGATTGCTTGCGAGGAGGCATTTTCCATCTGTTGATTCGCTTGCTTCTGTGCAGCAATAGCAGCACGACGCTGGGCGGCACGAGCCTCGGCAGCAGCGGCTGCTTGTTGGCGTTGCATTTCAGCAATTATCATTGCTGAGTTGTCTTGTTGGTATCCGCCTCCTCCTGATCCACCCATGGTATTTAATTGGTTAGGGGTTAGTTGTTAAAGTTGTGACAATTTGTAGGACAAATAATGGAATACATCAACATATAAATTTTAAGAAAAGTATCCAGTCGCCCCACCAGCAAGTCCACCAATTGCTGTCCCCCAACCTGGGGCAACCATTGTTCCCATGGCGGCACCACTAGCAGCTCCGGAAGCGGCATTACCCCATTGGTTTTTTGATGCTACTTGACCTAGTGAAAGTCGGTTTGCTTGATCCGTTTGAAGTGCTTGACCGAGGTTGCTGTAGAGTGAGTTTTGACCTTGCTCAAGACTCTGTTGGAGTCCTCCCGCCCCACTCAAAATGTTCTGCATAAAGGCATTTGATATGTCAGCAGCACGAGCATTCTCTTGTCCTGGTAGAGACGCTACGGCCCCTGGGTCAAGTCCCACCTTGGGTCCGGGGTTGGCAGCACTCCAATTTTGACCAACTCCAGCAAGTTTCTGTTGGAGTTCAAGCCCTTGCAAGGTGTTGGCGTCGAACAAACCACTTCCGTAGATGGTACTACGAGGATCGAACCCTGTTCCATACATTCCGGGGAGGGTTCTTTGTGTGAACATCTGATTGGCAAGTGCTCTCTGTCCCTCCGGACTTACCATTTGCGCCACCCTCTTGCGGGTATCTTCGGCAATTTGGAAGCCCTCCGGATCCAATGCCTTCTGCATGGCCTGCTGGTTTCTAAAATTGAGTTCCGCGGTATCCTTGGCAATGTTGTATGCCCCCCTTTGGCCCCAAACATCAGTAGTTGCTACTGCTGGTTTGAGTTGGGACATGTACTTGAGCAAATCTGCTCTGTTCCTCATGTTTTCAGCCTGAGTCGCACTCTGTGCTGAAAGCATTGCATACATTGGCTCGCTACTAGGAGCTTGAACTTGTGGTGATCCGCCCATGATTATGCAGGGATGTAGAGCTCACGCTCAATGCGTTTGAGTCCGAGTTTTTCCATGATGGATTGAGGGAAATTAGCACGACCGGAACACTCTGGTGTGGGAACACCAACATATCCGGAATTGCCAGAAAACTGCAAATGCGCGCGCCAATCGGACAAGACTTGGATCACATCACTTGCCTTGGTTAGTGCTGGATGAAACGCAGGATACATGGTTGGAATGAAAACGTGGTCTGAATAACCAAAACATATATCATTTCTATAGAATGCGTAAACATTTATTTGTGGATGTGCGACAATTTCATGATCAAATGATTTCGCAAATAATTGTAGTTTTTGAAACTCCTCGGTTCCATAGGGAACTAGTTTGTAGGTTATCTTTGGTCTCATAAATTAGAAAATTGTGATGCTTCCTGTAGCGGGATATGTATCAAGACCACAAGTAGCATCTCCAGATATGCTAAAAGTTGCTGGCAACGAAATGGGCAAGGATGTCGTGTTGGCCGTTAAATAAACATCACACCCACCATCAAGAAATGCGACACCTATTTCAAGATTGCATGCTCCAACTCCACCAATTCTAGTGAGGTCTAAAGTTATAATGGGATCGGGGAAGGAACCACCTTGTGCAGAACAATCCCCAAGGTCAAATGGTATTACAATTCCATCTGAATAACTACCACCACTCCAAGTTGCGGAAAATGATGCGTTAATTTGAGTCGCAGAACTTTCTAAATTTAGAATTTGCTTTATTGTTCCACAACCAGAACAAGCAATTGGGGGTATTGGTGGGGTGTTAAATGTGGTGATAACTACATCTCCAACGCCGGTGCCACTACTTCCATTGTCCCATCCACTTCCACCTCCAGATCCACCCCCACCACCTCCAGATCCACCACCACCACCTCCAGATCCACCCCCACCACCTCCGGATCCATTTCCGCTTCCTCTACCCCCTCCGCCAATGCTACGACCGTTGTTAAATGCAGCATTTGCAATTATCTCTCCCCTCAAGATCGAGTCTCCACACACCACACATTCCAAACATCCACTAGCGGGACTACTTAATGGAACAGAAGAATATAGAGGCAAAACACCATCATTACCAAATGGACTAACGAACTTGTTTGGGAAGTTCGTTATCGTTTGCGTTGCGTTCTGGATGGTAGGCATAGTGTTAACAAGGGTTTTGATTTCTAAACTTGTTTGCTGCTGCGCTTGCCGCTTGTGCTGCTAGTGTAGTTGCTTTCTGCTTTGCATCTGCCAAAGAAACAAAAGACTCCGCACTAGCGGTTGCGGTGGCGGATACCCCAAGTGTTGGACTTCCCGCAGGGCAATTTAGTGTGATTGTTTGACTCTCGGTAGCAAACCAAGATTGCTGATTTAAACTTGGTTGCTCATATGGTGTAGGCAAGAGTTCGACCGTGTTGCTTGATCCGTCCTCATGAACAACACAAGATTTCAACTCATCTCTTTGGGGTCTTCCAACGGAAATCTCTTGCCATGGATCCATGAACATACGAGCCGCTTCTACACCTAGTTCACCACACCATTCGATAAGAAAACTAAATGCCTTGTCCACATCCAACGAGTCCTTTGATTCGCAGGAATTTGTTAGTGGTCTCTGTACCGATTCAGTAATCACCCTACGGTATTGGTTTCTTAGGATACCATAGTTGTAGATCTCATCCGCAAGGGGTGTGTTTTCAAACTGGTAATCACTTGTGACAGCAAGGAGTCGAGTGTTGAGGATCTGTTCATATGTTCCCTTTCCCCCTCTGTAGGAAACTCGTAGATCCACAGTTCCTCCAATTTGAGTACAATCCAACTCACCGTACTTTATCTGCTTTAGTTCCATGCCATCACCTAGCAATGCGGTCTCTGCTTGGCAATAAATGCGATTATATTTTGTGGTGGCAGTGCCATCCGGATTTAGTTGCAGATAACTATCAATCCGTTCTGGCAAGAAGGATTCCCACAAGTGATTGAACGAACCATCATTGGTGGAAACATAGTCAACCGAAAGATGGAACAACCTCTGTTGATTCTGAACTGTCCCAGGTAACCATTCGATTGGTCTAGTACCAGTCCACACCCCATTCCATGCAGGGGTTGTTTTTGATTGGTTCAATTCACTGGCAACTGCGTAATCGAGAACCATGGTTGCACTTGGCAATGGTTCCAAATATGGAACGGAGCAAAGGAAATAATTCTCAAATGATGTAGCACAAATCCCGGTAGTATTTGCTGGCATCAACCTCTTGATTCTTGCCATTTCAACATCCTTAAAAAGGACTTGTGAGGTCAAGTATGCACTTGATGCCACGTTTGCATTTACCAAACCACCTTTTGAATACCACCACATGAGACCGGCCTGAAATGCAACTGACTTCCCTGCTACACACCCAACGGTTGGATACAGAGTATTCTGGAAGTTTGCCGTCGTGATCCATTGAGACCTGTCTAGAACACCACTTGCAAGGGAGTAGGTTGATCTGTCGGTGAAAACAATGAGTCGAGTGTCGTTGTTCTGACCCACATAATCCACAAGCGCTGTTACTGTCCTTGGGAATGAAAAGTCACCCCTTCCCGCCCCCTCTGTCCTCTCAACCCAACTAAATGGATTGCCGAGGTCGGATGCCAAAACGATGTTTCTAGCGGCAACCCAAAGTCGATTTCCGGAATATGCCATCCAATACCCAATTGGGATGTTGCTGTCTTGCGCCCCGGTTGTATTGCTTCCGTCCCAATACCCAGGAGAGTTTATGCCGTCTTGGATGATGACTACCCTGTTGGAGGGGGTCACGGTCACATCTCCACCGGAACTCAAGGTGGATGTTTGGGTTGCGACGGTAAAGACAAACTCACTGACCGAGGGGTCTAGTGAGATCCCGGTAAGTTTGTACTCATCCCAATCCCTTGGTTGCTCTAGGGGGAAGGGAGCAAAGTATACCGACCCACCGACGGCAAACAAAATATATGGCAACTCACTCTCAAATGACTGGGTTCCATCGTAGTTGTAGATTGTCTCTTGAGTTGTGGTTGTGCCACCGGAGGTGGTGTTGACTTGCGCTGCTTTAAATTGCTTGTTTGAAGCAAAGAAGCACCCGCCTTGGAGGTTTCCTGGGGGCAATGAAAGTTTCATGCCTTGACCGGGACGAGTTTGCGCCAAACCACCACGAACGGTGATGTTTACTCCCCACTTGAGTTGGTCGGCAGGAAGATTCCAAGGGTTGCGGACGCTATTGACACCACCAACCCATCCAGTAGTGACCCTTTCAACCCTTCCAGCAGTTACATTGGGTGACTTCATGGGAGGTTAAAACATTACTGGATCTGTGCCATCCCCATAAGTCAAATTATTGATTTGTGGGGGGTTAAAGGCATGACCTTCCATGCTGTTCTGTTGGTTCTTCAAGTAGTTTAGGGCCATGCCCCAATACTTTTGCGCCTGCTCCAAGAAATCTTTGTCC